CTATATCTAACTACTTGCGTGAATTTCCTATCTCCATTATCGTGAAACCATCTTGTTGGAACATCTGTAGTGTCAGACACAATGTTATGTCCTTTCTTTCTAAGCAAATGTATAGTAGAAGATAGTCTGCTGTTGCCTAAATCCCTGAAAGCATCTAGGGTTGTTATGCTTCCAAATTCATGTAAATATTCTAATGTTCTAGTTAAATGTGTTGATCTCATAATAAAAAAATTCTTTCTAGGTTATCGTATTCTTCTTTAGTAAAACAATCTCTTAATTTAAAGTATGTTTCGTCTTGTATTAACGTATCTAAAAAAGCATCTAATTGTTCTTGTGTACCTTTAAAATGAATGACACCTCTTTGCCAAGTTATGTCTCCAATTTCTCCTAAAGATACAGGACTTGCAACTTGCGTGTTGTAATATCCATCGCCTGTTATTATATATTCTTGTACCATTATAAAGTGTGTTTAGTGATTAATTCCTTGTTTGACATTTGCTCTTGTAAAGCAATCATAGATTTGATGTTTGCTTTTTTGTCTTTAATAGTAGTTTGATAAAATCGAACTTGTTCTGTGTTGTCAGAACCATTTAATTGTTCTTTGTATAGCTCTATCATTTCTTTTTGTTCTTTAATATAAGTATCTATTAAAGTCATTGTAGTTGCTAATTGTTTAACATTGCATTCTATATTTTTAAATATTGTTGTCATTTTTATAGGTTTTAAAATTAATATAAAACAAATATATGTAAAATAATCTTTACTTTGTGTAAACATTTGTTTTTATTTATTAACATTACGATTGTTAATAACTATTGACATATTTTTTACATTATATAAAAAATAAGCATTATAATTGTGTAATAATTTTAAATATATATATATGAATTCAAGACAAATGAGAAGGCAAGTAATTAGAATTGCCATGTCAGTAAAGGAAATGAATAAGATGGATGTTGCAAAAGCATTAGATTGGTCTTATCCAACTACTTTAAAAAAAATAAATAACCCAAGCAAATTAAGTGTAGATGATGCTGAAAGGCTTTGTGACCTTATTGACTTGGACATTGTTAAATTTATAAAGCCATTTTAATTATGGAAACAAAAAAAGATATTTTAAATAGATTATTTGTAGAAAATAATTTATTGAGTGAAGATGTATTTAAACATCAGCACTACACAATTATCACTAGAGCAGGTATTGATAAAATACAGGCAAATATGGATATTAGCATACAATATGAAGTTGTTAAATGTGAACCAAGATTTGCAGTAGTTAAGGCTAAGGCTAATTTGAAAGAAGAAAGTTCCATAGAAACCTTTGGAAGTGCCTTAAAAGGTGATAGTTTTAAGGATGGAAATACCAACACTTGGTATGTAATGGAAATGGCAGAAAAAAGAGCAATGAGCAGGGCAGTTTTAAAATTAGCAGGTCTGTATGCTTTAGGAGTGTTTGGTGAAGATGAAAGCGAATCGTTTAAAAGAAATAATAATTAAAAAATAAAAATAAAATGTATAAAATAAGAGGCAGAATATTAGATAAAAAAATTGAAGAAATAACAACAAAAAAAGGTGATACTTTTGAAAAGATGTTGTTCACTATTCAAGAAACAGAAACAGATTTTGATCATAAATATCAATTTGAGATATTTGGAAAAGAGGCAATTCAATTGCATCAAAGCCAAGTAAAGATAGATGGATATGTGAGAATTAATTTTTATATTAAATCAAATGAATGGAAAGGTAGATTTTTCAACACTTTAAATGTTAAAGAAATTTATTTAGAAGATCATTCAGCAATTGAAGAATCTACAAATGAAAATTTACCCTTTTAATTAATCCTGATAGTGCCTGTGCAATTAGTTATTTTATATGTTTTACTTTTTCTATATATTAGCACAGGCATTATCTTAAATCGAACACTATGAAAAAAACTTACTTTAACCACGATAGTACAGCAAGGAATGACTATCGCATTATAAAATTACGAGCTAAACTAGGATATGAGGGATATGGGGTGTTTTGGGCATTATTAGAATTATTATTCACAGAAGAAAATAAAATCTGCACAAGTCAGTATGATATTCTAGCTTATGGTTTACAATGTGAAACTAATATATTACAGCAAGTAATTGAAGATTTTGATTTATTTGTTATAGAAGATGGTTGTTTTTATTCTAAGCGTTTAAATAAACATATTGATGAAATAAATAATAAATCCATTAAGGCTAAAGAAAATGCTTCTAAAAGGTGGAATAATGCAAAGGCAATGCCATCGCATAAAGCATCGCATAGCGATCGCAATGCTAGTAAAGTAGAGTATAGTAAAGTAGATAAGAGTAAAGTAAAGAAAAGTAATTATTATAATGATATTTCTTTTCCTGATTATTATGATATCCATTATGCAAAAAGAATAGAACAAGATGTTAATAAGACTAAAGAGTATCATAAACACCTAGAGTCTTTGGGATATATTAAAGACATAAATAATTATAATGGTCAAGCTAAATGGATTAAAAAATGAAGATATTAAATTTATATGCCTGTCTTGGTGGAAATAGATACAAATGGAATCAAGTAAAAAATGACATTGAAGTTACTGCTGTTGAATTAGATGAAGAACTTGCTAAGTTATATCAAGAAAGATTTCCAAATGATACAGTAATTATAGCAGATGCACACCAATACTTATTAGACCATTATAAAGAATATGATTTTATTTGGTCCTCTCCCCCTTGTCCAACACATAGTAGAATTAATATAAGTCAATATACTAGGGATTGTTGGAAACCACGTTACCCAGACATGGCTTTGTATCAAGAAATTATTTTTTTAAAACACTATTATAAAGGCAAGTATTGCGTTGAAAATGTTATTCCATTTTATGAACCTTTAATTCCAGCTGAAAAAAGAAACAGACACTTATATTGGACAAACTTTAAATTGCCCACTATTTTAAGCACAAGAAAAAATCCTGATTTATCAAGAACAAAAAATCTAATAACAGTATTGTCAGATTTTCACGATTACGATTTTAGAAAATATAAGGGCAGTCAAAGAAAAAATAAAATAGCAAGAAACCTAGTAGATTATGAAGCTGGTAAAACCATATTAGAATCAGTTTTAGAAATCAATAAAAACAAACATAAACAAACAGAATTATTTTGAAAGAATACCAATTACAAAAAGCAGTATGTAAATACTTAGATTTACAAGGATATTTATATTGTTCATCAAATGGTGGACACTATCAAAAATATCATAGCATCAGAAATAGACAAAAAGCCACTGGCTACCGCAAGGGAATCCCTGATCTCATACTGTATGAACCAGTCAAGAAGCTAGATTCAGATGAGTATTTTCATGGATTAGCCATTGAATTAAAAGTGGGATATAATAAACCTACTAAAGAACAATGGTATTGGATATTAGAATTAAGAAAAAGAGATTGGATTGCAGAAGTCTGCTATGACCTAGATAATGCAATTAGTGTAATAGAAACATATATGGGGGGATTTATAAAATGATAGTTAAACCAACATTTTTTAACACTAGAAAGGACAGACTCCATTGGGATTATGTGGATACTAACAGTCTATTGTTTACAATTTTGTTTGACACAGGAGCTGAAATATCTTTTATTTTACGAGATTTGAAAAAAAATGATAATATAGAAAATTATATTTATAAGAAACTACATAAACGTTTTAGTAATATAATTGAAATAGATATTTCCAAGATAAGCAATGTAGAATATAATTTGTTAAAGCAATTAAATATACCCTCAGTAATTAAAATATGTTAAACAAATACCTGGTTGAGAATTATGATAAGCTGAAAGATATGGCTCATAATATCGCAGGTGTTAAAGGCAAAGATGATTTATTAAGTTTTGTAATAGAAGAACTATATAAATGTGATCAAGACAGACTGAATGAAATAATAGAAAAAAAACAATTAACATTTTACATAGCTAGAGTAATGCTAAATCAATACCATTCTAAAACAAGCAGATATTATTACAAGTATCAAAAGTATTATGAATACCATACCACCACGACTATCGAGAGTTTAAGTGCTGACACCACAACTTATAATATCCAAAATAAAGAGCTTGTAGAAGAAAGGTTAGAATGGATAGAAGATAAGTTAAAAGACCTTTATTGGTTCGACGCAGAACTATTTAGAATATATTATCGTGATTCACACAGTCTTAATTCTTTGTCTAAGGCGACCAGAATATCCAGAGCCACTATTTATAAAGCAATTAAAAACGTAAAAAACTATTTAATCAATGAGCAATAAAGAAGACATTATAGCCAATGTAATTGTTGGCATTACTATATTAACAGTATTAACATTTTTCATCTTTGCAATACTATGAAAAAAAGCAGAATAATAAGAGCAATAAAAAAAGCTAATACAGAACTAATTAAGAAATATGACATGGTGTCCTTTAGTGATGAAAAAGGCAAGACTTATGTACTAGGAACTAAAGAAGGCTTTGACTTAAAAATAAATGAAGCTGCCTCTTATTCAATTCATAGACTATTGGACATGATAGATGATGACAAGGTAAAAGATAAATTATTAAATAAATTAAAAGATGACAAAGCAAAGTAAAGGTTTGGGCGATTCTGTCGAAAAGGTTTTAAAAGCAACAGGAATAGACAAGGTTGCCAAAAAAATACTAGGTGATGATTGTGGATGTGAAGAACGTAAAGAAGCATTAAATAAAATGTTTCCATATTCTAGACAAATGACAGAAGATGAAATGAAGATATATGAAGAAGTAATGTCTAGAACAAGGGGGGAAATAACAGGAAGCGATCAAGCTATATTAGTAAATATATATAACAAAGTATTTAATGCCAACAAAAAACCTTCAGGCTGTGGTAGCTGTGTTAGGGAAACTTTAGGCAAATTAAAATCAGTTTATGAGAACAGTTGCAAAAAATAATAAAAGTCAAATATTTAGATTCTGTTGCAGTTGTGCAAGAGTGAGTTTAATACAAAAAGGTAAATGCTATTTCTGTAATGGTGATTTTATATATTCATCACCAAAGGATGATTTACATAAAATGCCTAAGAGAGTTGAAAAAGCATACTAAAATATACATGGATTTCTTCGATTATGGAGAACAGGACTTTGTGATGTGCGAAATGTGTCAGCAAGATAGAGCAGTTGATATACATCATTTAAATAGTCGTGGAATGGGTGGCTCAAAAAATAAAGATTATATTGAAAATTTAATGGGGCTGTGTAGAGATTGTCATAATAAAGCAGAATCAGACAGTTCATTTAATATGTTCTGCAGAATAAAACATTTAGAACACGTTTGTCATCAAGTGTATGCATTAATAGAATATCAAAAAATATATGAAAATAGAAGAAATGACATACAATGAAGCCAAATGGTGGATTTTAAATGATTGGGAATTTATAGAGCTTAAAGGTTCTGAACATTTTAAAAGAGATGTAATGCTATTATTTTGTGAAGGAAATAAAAATATATTCTTTGCAGACAAAAAAACAGGAGAACCAATACACACATATTTGTATATTGATAGAAATAAAAAAATAACAAGAACAAGGCAACAAACTTTAAACGCATTTAAATCAGCAATGGATAAAAGATATGAAAATAGAAAGAATAAAAATAAATAAATTAAAACCTGCTAAATATAATCCCAGACAGATTACTAAAAAGCAGTATAATGATCTCAAAGACTCATTAGATAAGTTTTCACTTGTAGAGCCAATAGTGGTAAATAAAGATATGACTATTATCGGTGGTCATCAACGCTATAAAATATGGAAAGAAAATGCAGAGCAAAGTAATGTTGATGATATAACAATACCTTGTGTTGTATTAGACCTTAACAAAGAACAAGAAAGAGAATTAAATATCAGACTTAATAAATCTGGCGGTGAGTGGGATATGGATATATTAGCTAATGAGTTTGACATAGAAGAATTAAAAGAATGGGGATTTAAAGATTTAGAGTTTGGTTTTAATATAGATAAAATAACAGAGGGCAATACAGAAGATGACCATATTCCAGAAGTAAAAGAAAGCAGAGTTAAACTTGGTGATGTTTGGCAATTAGGTAATCACAGATTAATGTGTGGTGATAGCACAAAAGAAAGTGATGTTGCTAAACTAATGAATGGACAGAAAGCAGATATGGTATTTACAGACCCTCCTTATGGGGTAAATTATACAGGCGGATTAAAAGATGGAGAAAACGGATTAGAACAAAACAACAGACAAGGAATTAAAAATGATGATTTGGATTTATATTATCAAGCAGTTGCAATTGCTAATAAATTTTCAAATGGAGTTGTTTTTATGTTTTATGCTGACACTGTTCCGTTTGGACTATATAGAGGTGTTGAAGATGTAAAAGGGGAAATAGTAGCCTTGATTATATGGAAGAAGAAAGGGGGATATGGAGCATTAGGGGCTTCTTATAAACCAAACCACGAGCCTTGTCTAATATGGAAACCAAAAGGCACAAGAACTAATTTTATAGGTAGTACAACAGAAAATAGAGTATGGGAGATTGATAAAGAGGGTATTAATAAATTACACCCAACACAAAAACCAATAGAATTATGTGTTAGAGCAATTAAAAATCATCAATCGGAAACAATTTTAGATTTATTTTTAGGTAGTGGTTCAACATTAATAGCCTGTGAAAAAACAAATAGAATATGTTATGGCATGGAATTAGATACTAAATACTGTGATGTAATTATTGAAAGATGGGAACAATTTACAGGACAAAAGGCAAAGAAATGTGGGTAATAAAAATAGATGGTAAAAAGAAAATAAAACAATTTAAAAAGAAAATTAAATCTTTATATGAAAAGAATATATCTACAAATAAGAACAGCAATAATGGTAAACCTAGATGCAATAAAAATAATAATTAAGTCTATATATTATCATTTTAAATAGAATAAAACTATGAACAAAAGTAGACACATTAAAAAAGAAACGCTATTAAAGGCGTTAGAAAAAAGTTTAGGGGTAGTAACAATAGCTTGTAAAAAAGCTGATATTCCTAGAAGCACATATTACAAATGGCTTAAAGATGATGAAGAATTTAGACAGCAAGTTCAAGAGATTGAGAATGTTGCTTTAGACTTTGCAGAAAGCCAGTTGCATCAACAAATTCAAGATAATTCAACAGCAGCTACTATATTCTTTTTAAAGACTAAAGGCAAGAGCAGAGGATATACTGAGAAGTCTGAATTAGATATAACTACTGACGGTAAATCTATAACTGATATAAATATAAAAGTAATTGACACAGGTAACGATTGATACTACAAATGTATTTCACAAGGCATATAATTCTAATACTAGGATTACTTGTTTACAAGGCGGAACAAGAAGCTCTAAAACTTATTCGCTTTGTCAATTGTTTATTGTAAAAGCATTAAGAGAAACAGGCAAAGTATTTACTATATGTAGAAAAACACTACCTGCCCTTAAAGGAACTGCATATCGTGATGTGTTAGAATTGCTAAAAGAATTAGGATTATATTCAGAAGAAAATCATAATAAATCAGAACTATCTTACACTCTTAACGGCAATCTAATTGAGTTTATAAGCGTTGACCAACCGCAGAAAATTAGAGGGCGTAAACGTGATTATTTATGGCTTAACGAAGCTAATGAGTTTAACTATGAAGATTACCAACAGCTTATACTTAGAACAACAGATAAAGTCTATTTAGA